TTTTTTAGTCAGATTAATAAGATCTGGCATGTCCTTAGAGTGAACCCTTAAGAATTCTTTTTGTTCTTTATTAAGATCCATCACCTATAATATCTTGATCTTTAAGTATATCTATAGCTACTTGAAGAAATTTCTTCTTTAAGTTTTTGACTTGCCTATAACCAAGCTTCTTTTTTTGAGGGGAAATCTTATAACCCATAAATTTAGCCACATCTTCTTCACTGCTACTTTCGAAGTACAACATTTGGTAAGCTTTGTAGTGAGTGCTACTCAAACGCGATTCCATTTCGATATTTAACTTTCCTACGGACGAAGAGAAATCAAAATCCAAATATTCTTTATTGGAGACTTCTTTTATGAAATCTTCAGTAGAAAGCGGTATTTTTAATTCTAGCCCTGCTTTCTTAGACTTTTCCCATTTACTGCATATGGGGCAGTGAGCGGCAGAGTGGTTGGGCAATTGGTAATCGGGGCAAGGATTGACATAATTGCCGTAATGATTCCTCACTAGGTTCCTGATTTGATTAGATATAATCCTACCTATCCACGGTTCAAGAGGGCGAGTCTGATCCCACATATGCCATTTTTTAGCAATATGTATTTTGATGATTTGCTGAACATCCTCGAAGTCAAACCACTTAACGGCGTAAAGCCGCCATTTGTATTGTTGCTTGCTTACAGCCTCGTCTATTACTTCAGAGAAGTCTTCATATTTATAATCACTTCCCTTTTTTCTTTTCATCAATAAAATCATTAACAGATTGAGTATTGCCCCTTCGATTTGTTTCGATTGGGGTTGGCTCACCTAATAACGACCCTATTGTCCGATTAGAGACATTAGAGGTTTCGAATTCTACTTGAAAATCACTAATATGAGGGACAAACTCAGCATCCGTCTCATCCGAAGAGATAACTGAAGATTTTTTGTTCACAACAGAAGTGTCCACAGAAACAGCGGCAGCTGTAGAATTTAAAGGCTGTCCGCACTTATTACAGAAGTTAGGTTTAGCGTTAGCATAAGAAATTTTAGTGCCGCAGCTTTGACAGAATAGATGAGCCATACTATGTATTCTACTGTTTATATATTAATTTTCAAAAAAAACAAGGTGTGATGCGTCCTTTTATATATAAGCTGTTCGCCGCTTCCGCGTGAACGCATTTCTTGTTTATGACATATATTATTACACCTTTTCTCGATTTTCCAACTTAGAAATGATGAATTTTAAAATTTTGCTTCTAACAATGTCTTTATTGGTAAACTTAAAAGTAGTAATACCGTTTTCTACAGAATCATCAGTAGAAAATATATCAACCATTTTTTTGAACCCCGTTTTCCCATCAATATCGCTTTGCATGAAGTCTCCACATATGACTAACTTAGTATTTTCACCAATACGAGTAATCAAAGTCGTCAACTCTTTAAATGTAAAGTTCTGCGCTTCATCCGCAACTATAAGTTTATTTTCCCAGTTCGCACCCCTCAAAAAGTTGATAGGTATAGCGTTCACTCTTTCTTTCTGTTTTAAGTAAGCAGTATCACCCTCATGTATTATCTCTTCCAGTTTGTCATAAAGAGGTAGCGTGAAAAGGTTGAATTTCTCCGACATATCTCCAGGAAGACTACCTAGACCTTTATCCGCGCTTTCTACGATACTCCGCACATAAAGAAGGTCTTTGTCTTCCTCCTCAGACATTAACCTCAAACATCCATATAAAGACATGTAGGTTTTACTCGAACCAGCAGGTCCAGATACAAACATTATTTTTACCTCTGGGTCTAACAGCATATCTAGGAATTTATGCTGATTTGGGGTAAATTTGAATTTCCTCTTTTTAAACTTTATTGAAAAAAAGCTGTGAGGCTCCAACTGAATATCAGACAGTTTCTTTGATCCCATATGTTATATATTACACTGAATTTACAATTTTACCTGTTTAATCGTTGCAGTTGTTTGAATAGTCTCCCCTCCTTGGACCGAATACGATTCGGTTAAGACTCTCGCGCCAGCGGGGAATTTAATTAGATCATTACCTAATCCACCTAATACAGTGCTAGATGTATTGCCCTTGAAATTCAATATCAAGTTTATTGTATTTGTGAGCTTCTCTCCGCTGAAGCCTATCAAAGTGTTCAAGCCCGTAGACGATACAGATATCTCCTCCTCGACTCCATCCAGCAACATAGAAGACGCATTCACCGAACCTAAACCGTAAATTGGGGTGCGGGTGTATGTTCTATTGAAATTTATTTGGGATTGGACCTGACCCAACACATCCGCGTTGTCATTAACAACACACGTATGACCATAAACAACAAGATCAGTATCTAAGGGCGGCTCTTCACCACGATATGCATCAGTATCTCCAGTTATACCACCACCCACAGCAGGGTCTAATGAAACAAAATTAGCTTGCAAAATTACTGGCTGAAATGGACTCACGCTCAACGACACATCTTTAGCATAGCACTTGTTGTATATCCCGCTACCCAACTTCATAGTCACAAAATTATCTTGATTAGAATCCAATAAAAAATCCAACCCCGATACCATCCCCGATTGCAATAAACAACTAAATGAGATATCCGCAGATAGCGCATTGTCAAAAGTAAACTGATCAGAAGCATCAATACTCTTGCCCAACTTACGCCTCACACTAGATGCAGTATTGTAACTCACACTCGCTTGCGTGACTGGTAGATAACCATTGGGTTCGTTCGGCGGTGTTACCGCGCCAGCTTGACCTACGTAAACTGGAAATTCGCTGTATGGTATGCTCATTTGTTGTTATTACACTAATTAGTTATGAATTATAGGGGGTCGTGTTTTTTTTTAAACAAACAATCTGAATCATAACCCCGTCAGCGACTGGCTCAAGAATGGGTGGGGGTTTGACTATTGACAAATTGAAGTCGGACTCCCCCCGCCAGTTTGCTACGCAAACCCAAACTAAATTTTTCAGAAATGGGGGGGTGTCAAGTATTAAGTCGCATTATCTTTATAAATTTAATGCTAAAAAAAGCTTTTTGTTTCTGCGGTTCTGTGATATACTTTGCCTATGGAAAAAAATAGCTACAGTGCCAAAGCCGACAGAGTGAAAATAATTGACGAGGTCTACGAGATTGAAAATATCGTGATCGATGGCATCGACCACAGTGACGCGCCAGACTTTTGCGATGCGTTCATCTCTAGCGCAATGATCCGCAAGTTCGATGGCGCATGGCGCAAGGCTACCGATGACGAGATCGACTTCATCATGGAAGACACTGATCTTTTTTGCCAAAAATTAGAAGAAGCGATTTACTAAAATAATAGCAGAAAAAGCTTTTTTAAAATCAAAAACTAGACTAAAATACTGACATGACCGAGACAGACACACAAGAAGCGTTAGAAGCAATGGCCAAAGCCGAGGCCGCATGGAATGCCATGATCGATGAGACCGTGCAGGTTTCTGGGCAGTTCATAAAAGATTGCGAGGAAGCAACCGCTGCCATGACAACGCCATGAAAAATATCCTAGCGTTCATCGCGCTCCTCTTCATAGTTGTCCTCTGCGGCAACTTGGAGGAGGTCGAACACCAAGAAGAGCTTGAAAAAAAAGCAAAAGAAAGTATCGCCAACACCCCATTTTTAAAGTAAAATATTCTCACTATGAACAACACCACAAAACTATACAAGCTCAGTGACTCCGCGCTCAAGAGCGAACTCGTCAACCATGTCGTAACGTATGCGAACGAAGGGCCAAGCTCTATCAAGCAAGACGGCATCAGAACCTTCCTCATTGAAGAGGTAATGCACCAAGGCTTCTCCAAGAAGGATCGCCGCCGCTATGTCACGGCATACACCCGCGACTTAGATGACGGGGCGCAACGCAAGTATCGCACTCTTCATGTCGGAGGGATCACAAAGGTAAGCGGTCGCATTAGCACTGCGGCCCGTATGGTCAAATCTCTTTTCTAGTTTGTTTGCTAGTAGTTCCCCTGCCCCCTGTAATGGGGGGCAGGTTTTCTTTTGCTTGCAAGCAAAAAAGGAATTCTTTTTTAGTTGACATCCTCGCGAAAAACACTAAGGGAAAAAACGCTGTAACTCACTGAGTATCAATGAGTTAGCGCGAACGGCCCCGCCGCCCCGCCTAACTCGTTGAGTATCAACGACTTACGAGGGTTTTCCCCATAGGGTAATCCCGCGTCATGTCAAGCTTTTAATCAGAAAAAAAAACTTTTAATTAATAGCAGAAAAACCTTTTTGTTTGTGATTTTCTGTGATAAAATATGCGCATGACCGAGACCAACAAAGACAACATCACCGCCCTCACCAACAAGCAGTTCGCTTACACCACCGCAAATTCTGGAAATCTCCGCATGTATGTCCTCAAGGGAATCGAGCGTATCGGTGACGGTTTCGCAGTGTGCAAGGTCGTGGATGTGAGCCATCCCCCCTGTTCCGCTTGCGGCGCTGAAAGCGAGAGCAGTAATAAGCAAATTTTCAGAACTCTCTACTTCTCACGCATTAAAAAATAAATTAAAAAACATTAAAAAGGGTGTTGACCGCACCTGCCTTTTCAACTATACTTCCTACATGAGAATGACACTACAACAAATCCAAGACACTTACAAAGACCTAGGCACAATGAACGGATGGGGCGAAAACCCTGAAGAGTTCAAGCAAATGTGTGCTGAAAAATTAGGATCGGTGACTTGCTACCAAGGACAAACGTTCGAGGTGAAATGCTGCCATGCAAATAAAACCTTCTGGAAAGTCTTTACTTCCTAAAAAAACATTTAAAAGG